AAGGCATTAAAGCAGGTGGATTAACAGGGTGTGAATGGACACCTGGGGATGAACTATTAGGATGATTTTATTTACAGCAGACTGGCATATTAAACTTGGACAAAAGAATGTACCTGTAGCGTGGGCATGTTCCCGCTATGAGATGTTCTTTGAACAAGTACAGGAAGCTATAGATAAACATAATGTGACTCTTCACATCATAGGTGGGGACTTGTTTGATCGAGTCCCTTCTATGGACGAGCTTACTTTGTACTTTGACTTTGTAAAGAGACAAAGTGTAAGAACAATTATCTATGATGGCAACCATGAAGCCACTAAGAAAAACAAAACTTTCTTTGACAATTTAAAGAGAGTTACAACAGAATTAAACCCCTGTGTAGAAGTTATTACAGAAACATACTACGAAGACGACTGGGCAATATTACCTTACGCGGATTTGCACAGAAAGAACAGTATAGAAACGATAGATGCAGACTACTTATTCACTCATGTTCGTGGAGAAATACCACCCCATGTTATGCCTGAAGTAGAACTAGAAAGATTTGATAAGTATAAATTGGTTTTTGCAGGAGACTTACATGCTCACGAGAATACTCAACGAAATATTGTATATCCTGGCAGTCCAATGACTACATCATTTCATAGAAATATAGTAAAAACAGGGTACTTAGTTATAGATACTAATGCCCATCATTTTGATGAAGACTGGTGCTGGACATGGCATGAATTTGATTTGCCACAATTAATTAGAAAGACTATCGAAGACCCAGCGGGTATGCAACAAACAGACTTCCATCACACTATTTACGAAGTTACAGGAGATGTACAAGATTTGGCCAAAGTCAAAAACTCAGACCTTCTTGATAAGAAAGTAGTAAATAGAACAGTAGACGCACGACTAGATTTAAGTGGAGACTTAACTATGTCAGATGAGTTAATTAAATATCTACAAGAGATACTTGCTCTTGATGATGCAAAAATAAAAAATATAATAGGAGTATTCAATGATTATTCTTCAGAAGTTGAAGTGGGATAATTGTTTCTCATATGGAGAAGGCAACGAGTTAGACCTATCCAGAGATACACTTACACAATTAGTAGGTACAAACGGAGTGGGAAAATCCTCTATTCCCCTTATTTTAGAGGAAGTATTATTTAATAAGAATAGTAAAAATGTTAAGAAAGCCGACATCGCAAACCGTTATGTCAATAGCGGTTATAATATCAGCTTATCTTTTACAGTGGATGATTCTGACTACGTTATTAGCGTAAACAGAAAAGCTACACTTAAGTGTAAACTAACAAAAGATGGCGATGATATAAGCTCACACACAGCGTCAAATACGTACAAGACGCTTGGGGATATATTGGGCATTGATTTTAAGACATTTTCGCAATTAGTGTACCAGAATACTAATGCATCATTACAATTCTTAACAGCAACAGACACAAATCGTAAAAAGTTCTTAATTGATTTATTAAAACTTGATGACTATGTTGCATACTTTGATACATTTAAAGAGGCAGTACGTATTGCTTCTAGTGAAGTCACAATGGAGACTGCAAAAATTGCAACAATTGAGAAATGGTTAACAGACAATATTCTCGAAGATAGTTCCATACTTGATAAAATGATTTTACCAAAAATGTCAGAAAAAGACGAAGAATCTTTGCGTTCTTTACAATACGAATTTGAAAATATCTCCGAAAAGAACAAAAAAATAAATCTGAATGAAAATCTGAAGGAACAGTTAAAATCGATAGACCTTGATAAAGCAAAAATGCAGTTAACAAGTTATCCTGAAGAACAACCTTACATTGAACATTTAGGAACAGTACAGACACTCAAAGTAGAGAGTCTAAGAGAAAAAGAGATGGTAGACAAATATGTAGACCTAATGTCTCAAACAAATGCAGAATGTCCTACTTGCAGTCAAACTATAGATGACGAGTTTGTAGCAAGTCAGTTACAGAAGCATGAGACTAAACTTGTAAAGATTAACGAAGAGTTGCAAGAACAACAACAACTCACAGATACGATTGGTAAAGAGAATGAGATACATAAACAAGCAAAACGGAATATCAAACAGTGGGAGGATCTCTACAGGTCTATTGACATTGAGCTCCCAGAACAAGCAATCAATGCAGAAGAAATCCAAAAACAGATTGCGGAACTTCGTGCAAAAATTACCACTGTTAGGTCGTCTCTTCAGGAGGTCATAGATGAGAATACTAGACGAGAGAGACATAATACGAGAATTGGAATCATTCAAGAGCAAACAGAACAGTTTGAGACAGACCTTAGTGAGTCTCAGTCTAGACTTGAGAGTGCAGAAAGCAAATTGGCGGTACTTGAAACACTTAAGAAAGCTTTCTCGACAAACGGACTCCTCGCATACAAGATAGAGTCTTTAGTAAAAGAGTTAGAGATTCTTACAAACGAATATCTAGCAGAATTTAGCGATGGCAGATTTGCCATCAATTTTGTAGTGGAGAATGATAAATTAAATGTGGAAGTCTCAGATAATGGCAATATTATTGACATTCTTGCTCTTTCTAGCGGCGAGTTAGCGAGAGTAAATATTGCAACATTAGTATCAATTAGAAAGTTAATGACTTCAATAAGTAGAAGTCAAATCAATGTTCTTTTCCTTGACGAAGTAAATCAAGCGTTAGATGAAGTTGGAAAAGAAAAAGTAGTGGAAGTATTATTAAAAGAAGAAAATTTAAATACTTATATGGTGTCACATGGTTGGACTCACCCATTACTAGAGAAAATAGAAATTACAAAAGAAGATAATATTAGTTATCTTGAATAGCAACACAAAAGTATATCTTGACACGAAACTTATTTTCTGTTATAATATATATCTTATGGAGAAGAAATGAAAGTAGAAATTTATAGTATACCAAATTGTACTTATTGCAAAAAAGCTAAGTTTTTAGCTGACCATGTAGATCAAGTAACTGAGGTATCATATAAAATGATTGGTGTAGATTTTTCTGCGTCTGACGTTAGGGAATTATTCCCAGGAGCAAGAACATTTCCACAAATACTAGTAGACGATAAACATATCGGTGGCTACGTAGAGTTGGAGAAGTTAATTGGTTAATAGCAGACAAAAAGGAAACAACGCAGAACTTAAAGTAGCAGAGATGCTTCATAGAATAACAGGAGAAGCTTTTACACAGACTCCTGGCAGTGGTAGTGGTAAAATAAAAGGGGACTTAATGATTCCTCATAAAGATAATAAGTTTACCATAGAAGTTAAATTCTATAGAGATATGGCATTTAATCACAAAATATTTACTCAAAAGAGTAATACCTTTGTAGGGTGGTGGAATAAATTAGTAATACAGGCTGAACAAATGAATCAAGAGCCTTTACTTATATTCAAAGAGAATCACTCACAATGGTACGTGGCAACGACAAGAAAGCCATGTTACAAAAAACATATGTATATTAATTGGCTAGGGTGCTATGTTACCTTTGCTGAGAAATTTTTCGAAACACAAAACTTGGAATTTACAAATGGCGATACAATTTATGAACCATGGAAAAGCGACCCCGAACGGGAATTTACTGATTGTTGATGGACTCAATCTAGCTTTTCGATGGAAACACCAAGGGACTACAGACTTCGAGCATGAATATGTTCGTACAGTGCAGTCTCTTGCAAAGTCCTATAACTGTGGAGAGATAGTCGTATTAGGCGATGGCGGTAGTAACTATCGTAAAGAAATCTATCCAGAGTACAAAGCAAATCGTAAAGAACGATATGCAGAACAAACTGAAAAAGAAGCAAAAGAATTTGAAATGTTCTTAGCAGAATTTTCAACTACACTTAAAACTTTATCTCGTAAGGGTTATCTTACACTAAAGTATGCAGGTGTAGAGGCTGATGATATAGCCGCACTTATTACACAGAATCGAGAAGAATTAGGTCTTGATGAAATATGGATGGTGTCATCAGATAGAGACTGGGATTTACTAGTCGATGGTAACATTAGTAGATTTTCTACAGTTACCAGAAAAGAAACAACACTCCTAAACTGGGACGAGCATTATGACTTTGACCCTGAGTACTTTTTAACATATAAGTGCTTAACTGGAGATAAAGGAGATAATGTTCCTGGTGTTGATGGAATCGGGCCTAAGAGAGCCACACAGATTATACAACAGTATGGAGATATCTTTGATATTATGGCGAGTTTGCCAATAGAAGGAAAGTACAAATTCATTCAGAACTTAAATGAGTTCGGAGAAGAAGGACTAGAGATTGGATTAAAACTCATGGACTTAACTTATGACGTAGACGGAGCAGTCTTAGGTCATTCAAAAGAAATTATAGGATTAGTAGAAGATTATGTCAGTAAAAATTGATTTTAGTAAAGATACCCTTTTAGATAGTTTTGCATTAGCAACTCTAAAAGATAGATATATGGTAGGTGATGAGACTTCACCTCAAGAAGCTTTTGCTCGTGCTGCAGTTGCTTTTGCAGATGATGATGACCATGCACAAAGACTATACGATTATGTAAGTAAGTTGTGGTTTATGTTTGCAACTCCTGTATTATCAAATGGAGGTACTCGCAGAGGGTTACCTATTAGTTGTTTTTTAAATCATGTAGATGATAGTAGAGAAGGAATAACAGACCATTTTGTAGAAAATGCGTTCTTAAGTTCTTTTGGAGGAGGTATTGGAGGAAACTGGAGTGACGTTAGATCTATGGGAAGTAAAACTTCTAAAGGCTCTGAGTCTACTGGTGTAATACCTTTTATAAAAGTTGTAGATGCTGAAATGTTGGCGTTTAGCCAAGGAGTAACTAGACGGGGTAGTTACGCTGGATATCTACATATTTCCCACCCCGAAATAGAGGAGTTCTTAGATGTTAGAAAACCTACTGGCGGTGACACGAACCGCAAGTGTACTAATCTTCACCACGGGATCGTTATATCTGATGCTTTCATGGAGCTTATACACTCCGCTTCAAAGTATCCTGATTTCGATGACAGTTGGAATTTGGTTGACCCTCACTCACAAGAAATAAAGAAAACTGTTTCTGCAAGAGCTTTGTGGGTAAAGATATTACAAAACAGAATAGAAACAGGAGAACCTTATGTAATGTATGAAGATGCAGTTCAAAATGGGTTGCCTGAGTTTCAAAAGAAAAAAGGATTAAAAGTACATCATTCCAATTTATGTAGTGAAATTACTCTTGCAACAGACGAAGAGAGAACAGCAGTATGTTGTCTTTCTAGTGTAAATTTAGAGTACTATGATGAGTGGAAAAATCATCCCTCATTCATCCCCGACTTGATTAGGATGCTAGATAATGTATTAACTTACTTTATTGAAAATGCACCTAGTCAACTAGATAAAGCTAAGTTCAGTGCTTACAGGGAGAGAAGTATTGGGCTTGGTGCAATGGGGTTTCATGCGTACCTGCAAAAGAATAGTATTCCTTTTGAAAGTGCTATGGCAGGTGGCACTAATTTAGAAATGTTTGCGTTCATAAAAAGACACGCAGACAATGAAACTAGAAAACTTGCAGCAGAAAGAGGTGCTTGTCCAGATGACGATTCTTGCACAGTAAGAAATGCTCATCTATTGGCAATCGCTCCTAACGCTAGTTCTAGTATTATTTGTGGAAACACAAGTCCAAGTATTGAACCATATAGAGCCAATGCTTATACACAAAAAACAAAAACAGGAAGTAACTTAGTAAAAAATAAATTCTTAGATGCAATCATCAAAGAAAAAGTTACTCCAGAACTGTATGAAGAAACATGGTCAAGTATAGTTGCGAACAAAGGAAGTGTTCAACACTTAGATATACTAGATGAATGGGAGAAAGATGTATTCAAAACAGCAGTTGAAATCAATCAGGCATGGGTAGTGGAACACGCTTCAGTTAGACAAGAATTTATTTGTCAGTCTCAAAGTGTAAATCTATTCTTCCCACCTGATGTAAATAAAGGGGATTTGCATAATGTTCACATGTTAGCATGGGCAAAGAACTTAAAAACATTATATTACCTAAGAAGTGAAGCTATTGGTCGTGCCGATAATGTATCTTCTTTGGCTAAAAGAGAGATAATTTTTGAACAATCAGATTGTCTAAGTTGCGAGGGATAAATGAGCAAACTATTAGAAGAAAGAGACTATTATAAACCTTTTGATTATCCTTGGGCATTTGAGTTTTACAAAAAACAACAACAAATGCATTGGTTACCTGAAGAGGTACCACTCCAAGATGATATTAAAGATTATAACGTAAAACTATCAGAAGGCGAAAGAAAACTTATAGATAACATATTTAAGTTTTTTACACAAGCCGATGTAGATGTATGTTGTGGATATGCAAAGCATTATCTTCCAACATTTAAAGTACCAGAAATAAGAATGATGCTAGTAAGTTATGCTGCTATGGAAGCAGTACACCAAGAAGCGTATTCTTTATTACTGGAGACATTAGGAAAATCAGATGACCAATATACAGAGTTTTTTGAAATACAAGCTATGGCAGAAAAGCATGAGTATTTAACTGATTTTAATATGTCAAACGCCCACGAGATTGCAAAAACAATGGCAGTCTACAGTGGGTTTACAGAAGGAGTACAACTATTTAGTAGTTTTGCTATACTTCTAAACTATCCTAGACATAACCTTATGAAAGGTATGGGGCAGATAGTAACATGGTCTATAAGAGATGAGTCACTTCACGTTGAAGGATTATCAAAACTCTTTAGGGCTTTTATTGCAGAAAATCCAGAAATATGGACAGATAAACTGAAATACGAGATATATTGCGCAGCTGAACGCGTTGTTGAACTAGAAGATAAATTTATAGATGTTTGTTTTGATAAAGCAGACATTCCTGATTTAACAGCGAAAGAAGTAAAAGAATATATCAGATATATTGCAGATAGAAGATTATTAGGTCTAGGAATGAAAAACATATTCCATAGCACCACTAATCCACTGCCTTGGATTGATATGCAAGTAAATGCAGTTGAGCATACCAACTTTTTTGAAAACCGTGCTACCGAGTATGCTAAGGCAAGTACACAAGGAAACTGGCAGGATATATTTAAATGAGCAAAGAATCAATCACAATCGATAGCGTAGAGCATTTAATTGAAGACTTATCTAAAGAACAACAAGCTATAGTCATGTCTATAAATGAGGCAGATAAAGAGATTGAAAGAAGTAAACATCTTATAGCTATATGTCAAACAGCAAGACAGGCTTATATTAATGATTTAGGTAATCAATTAAATAGTGGCGAAGTTGGTGAAGAAGAAAGTTAGATTTTACATATTAACAACTGCATCAAACAGGTTTTTAAAGTGGGGTTCTAAGGATGCTATCGATGATAGTAATTATAAAAACTTAAAACTCCATTTTGAACCTAGATGGTCTAACATACCGTATAAAGATGCAGTTGTTGTTATAAATACTCTAAACAATAAAAAATATGAAAAGCTAGTACAAGATTGGTGTAATTTAAAAGGTATCGAATGTCATATAACCAAATCGAATGGGAGTCCAGGGAAAGGTAAAAATGAATTACTAAAGATATTTGAAAAATCTGACGATGATTACATGGTGCAGATAGATGGCGATGATATACTAACCCCCTATGGGGTTTATCTGTATAAGAATCTTGCAAATAATAACCCGCCTGATAGTGTAATTATCTATCATCAGTGGGCACAAACTGTAGATAAATATGGTCAACGAAAGTTTCATGGAATTATGAACAATGATAATAGACCATCTAATCAATCTAAAGACAGTAAAATGATTTATGTCCAAGTACATAATATGTATATGAATATGCCTGAGTATAGAAAAGACATAGATGCCATGGGTGGAGTCAGTGGAGCTGTAAAAATATTTACACAGTACACAAGTGACATTCATGATTTGGCACGAACATACAATGAAACATATTGGTCAGCAGAAAAAGAAAGGGAACTAGTAGATAATCACTGTAGACCAGTATGGTATTCAAAGAAAACAGCTAAGTACAGATTTGATGAAGAGATGAAGATAGGAGAAGATACAAGATACTATCTACAACTAAAAACTGCACATTTTAATGGAGACTTAGTAGTAAAAAGATTACAAGAAATTCCCTGTAGTTATGTTTATAATATGATTTATGGTGGTCTTGTAATGGAACACTCAATGAACATGACTAATTTAAAATGGATGCGTTTATATATGATTAATCTACAGAAAGATATTGAAGAAGGAAAAGTAAAAAGAAATCCAAACTTACCTGATTTGTTTCCCTCTTTACCTGAAACAATTAATGACTATCATATAACTGAAACTATAGTAGAGGATGAAGTTACTGCACAGTATGATAAACGTATACAAGAACTAAAAACAAAGATAGATATATTAAAACATGGTGCTTCTCAAGACTGGCGTAAATTGGCTAGAAGTATGGGTGTAAAGTATATGGCAACAAAGTACCCTTTCCATATGAATATACCTGTAACACAGCCAAATGAATACGGTCAAGAGCATTACTTTCACAAAAGGATAGTTGAATGAAAATTTTTATAGGTTATGAGTCTACATACCCAGAAATGTTTGAGGTGTGCAAAAAAAGTATACTTCGTTACAATTCCAATCATGAAATCATACCACTCAAAAAATCGGAAATATCAGAATATACTCGTCCACATCAAGGCGAGAGTACGGAATTTGCTTTTACTCGTTTTCTAGTACCACAGCTCTGTGACTACAAAGGGGAAGCTTTATTCTGTGATGGAGATTTCTTATGGCTCTGTGACCCTGAAGAAGTTATGGATTATTTTTCCGATGAACATGCAGTTCATGTAGTAAAACATCCTAATTTTCTCGTTCAAACCAGAAAAATGAAAGGCAAGAAAAATCAAAGCTATCCTAGAAAATACTGGTCAAGTCTTATGCTTTTCAATAATCCTAAGTGTACGGAACTTACTTATGATTATGTAAACCAAGCCCCAGCGGGTGCATTGCATGAGTTGCGGTGGGCGGACAGCATAGGGGAACTTCCCGCGCAGTTCAATGCCATGATAAATTATTACAAATTCAAACGACCAAAAGCACTACATTTTACAGATGGCGGTCCTTGGTTAAATATAAACGATAGCTCGGAGTACACAGCAAAATGGATGAAACTTTACAAAAGTTAACAGAAAACAAAAACTTAATACTTGTGGGAAATTCAGTAGAAATTCTACAGTATGACTTTGGAGATTATATAGATAGTTTTGACACAGTTGTAAGATTTGGTAAAGGAATACCAGAAGACCAAATGGTTCAACATGTTGGTAAGCGTATGGATATATGGATTACAGGGTGGTTAAGAATGGTGCATTGGGGAGAAGCTAAACATGCTTATCCATTATTTAATCGCTGCCGTATACACTTGGACAAATACCCCCACCATAAAGGGCCACCACCGTTTGGACATAAACATGATATGTGGTCAGATGAAGAACTTCACAAAATTTTCAATAAGATTGGAGCAAAAAATAATACTATTGGGGGAGGTCGTCCAAGTGCAGGATTTCTTGGTATTTTATATTTCTTAAAAAAATGTAAGTGTAAAAGCATAACTTTAATTGGTTTCGATTTCTTTTCTAAAAAATTGCCAATTAAAACAGGAAAAGATTATCCGTCAAGTTGGCATATGCCCATTTCAGGCACAGAAAAAAATCCACACAATTCAAAAAAAGAAAAAGAAATAGTACAACGATGGGAGAAAGAAGGTAGGTTAAATTGGAAAATATTATCTGATTTAAATGAGGAAATGTTAAAGTTTACCTAGTCTATAACCTACTTTAATCAATTGACTCGCAGTTGACTTTTGTCTCGTAGTTTTTATCATTAAATTTTCACATAGCCTTGAATCTCTAAGATTTACAGGAATCCTATCAATTAAATTAGCATATAACTCCCAAGGGAAAGATAATTGTTTGCCCGCAGTTAAATCTGTATAGTTAGATTCTAAAGATGTTGTCGGTAAGGCTAATGTAAAACATTTTCTTAGCATGACATTATAGTTTAAAAATTCTTTTGAAGGTAAAGCATCCCATTCTATCAATAAGTCACTTTTACCTGACATGTATCTAGGTAACACTCCGTGTTCTGCTTCGTGTAATTTTGTAAAAAAGTATTTGTTAGTAGAAGCTAAAACTCTGCTATCGTAGTCATTATAAAATCCTCTTTCATAAAATAATTCATTATCGTGTAGAGTTTTTAACTTATCATAATTTATTAAGAAAAAGTTTGTATCCCAATTTGCAGGCATATCTGCTTTTGCAAAATCTAGCATGCCATAATAAGCAGAAAACTGTTTATGTCCTACAAAGGTTTTCTTCCTAGATAAATGAGATAGTTTTTTTACGAAAAAACTTTCATCAGGTATTTCATTATTCCAACCATGTTTTAAAAATATTCTATTTCCACTTGCATATAATATTCTTTTATGTAATCCTCTATCTTTCCAGTGTAGTCTTAAATGTTGAATAGCTCTTGCTGCAAAGTCTTTTTGCCAATAGCTTTCATATATTTTTACATTAGTAATATTATCAAATATCCAATTTACAGGTAAGTCATCAAAGTGTTTTTCGTCCACGTATAGATGTAAACGAAATTCCTCGTCTTCTTTGTCTATAAGGGATGCAATAGTGAAATAACTCCACTTTGGATTCCATGTATGTACTATCTCAATCATTTGTCTTTTTATACTCCCAAAAATTATTTAAATATAACTCTAGTCTTTGTTTTGCATCTGTGTCGAAGGAAAATATTATCCCCGAGTTTTTTGCAGAAAGTATCTTTTTAATTGCTAAGTGTCCATCTTTGTTTGAACATGCTTCATAAATACTTTCATATGTTAATAAACTTTTTTCTCTTTCTTTTTTTGTGTAACTTATCATGCTTAAATGTTTTTTAAGTAACAGTGCAATAAGCCCCATCTCACTATTTGGCATTGTCCCCACATGAGAACAGTTCATAAGTAACTCCATGCCTCCACTTTTTTTATCTAAAACATTTTCTTTTCCGAATTTTCTTTTTAGTTTAGCAATAAATATAGGTGCAGTAATTGGGTGTGGTTTTATTACGTACCCTTTATCTACTAAGTTTTTTATTCTTCCTTGGTGAACACAATCTTTTTTGCAAAGTAAGTTTGAGCCGGGTGGAAATATTACTTTATCATATGTTTCTTCTGGAACTTTTAAATGATACTTATTTCTAAGATTTTTTATTATTCTATTTACTCGCACTTCGTCTATTTCTATGTCTGATTTTGCGATTCTGTTCATTAGTCTATCATTTATTTTGATAGATGGTACTCTCAAATATATTCCTGCACCTAAAAAATCTGTGTATAACCATTTTCTAATAGTATATAATTCGTTAGTATTAAACCATAAATCATATTCAAACTCACAACCGCCCCATGCATCAGGTATTAAGTCTCTTTTCATTTTTGCCAATTCGTCTAAATCTTCTTTAGGTCTTAATGAAGACCCAGACTTAAATATGTGGGTATTTTGATTGCCTAGTTCTTCTACAGTAGATAAAGGTACTAATCTATTTGCTTTTTTGCTTTTTTGTACTTTCATTTTTTAGCTGTTGGTTAAGTTCTATAATTTTCTTTTCTTGTTGTTTTAGTCTTTCTTCAAATTCGTGTATTGAATCAAAGAGAGCCGAGGATAGACTTTCTATCTTTCCATTTAGATATTTTACATCAATATCGTCGTCATGTAATTTCATTGTTATTCCTTAGGTAATTATTAGTTTTCCGACCACTGGCTACCATCCCAGAAGGACGCATTAAATGCTTCTGCACTGGATACTTCTGTATCAAATATTGTTCCAGCTGCTGATGCGGTAATTCTTTCAAACACTTGCGTAGACGTATCAAAGGTTGTTGTAGTTGTAGGAGTTGTCGTCCTAGTTGTATCTGATAATCTACTTGTTTGTATAGTTGTTGTTGTTGTTAGACCTGTTGCAAATACAGTAGTTCTAGTCGTATTAAATACTGTGCTTGTAGCAAATACTGTTGTTCTTGATGTATCTGTAGTTCTTGATGTATCAAAGGTAGAAGTAGTACTTCTGCTTGATCCAGTGGCTCTACTTGTAAGAGTCGCTAATGTTGTATTAAACGTAGATACTGTATTTTGTGAAGTAACCGTTCCTCTACTTGTGAGAGATGCTCTAGAAGTCGCAAAAGTAGAAACTGTATCTCTGACTGTAACTGTACCTCTAGTTGTTTCTGATAATCTACTAGTGTTAAATGTAGAGATTGTATCTTTTGAAGTAAGTGTACTTTTACTTGTTCCTGTTGCAGTACTAGTGTCAAAAGTAGTTGTAGTACTTTTACTTGTTCCAGTACTTCTAGTTGTAAGAGTTCCTTGACTAGTAGCATAGGTTGTTGTTGTTGCTCTACTTGTAAGAGTCGCTAGTGTTGTATCAGTTGCTTTACTTGTATTGAATATTGTAGTTGTATTTTTACTAGTTTCTGTAGCTCTTGTTGTATCAGATAGTTTGGAAGTATTAAATGTTGTGTCTGTTGCTCTACTTGTTCCTGTTGCTCTCGTTGTATCAGATAGTCTAGTAGTATTAAATGTTGTAGTTGTACCTCTGTCTGTAATAGTTGCTAATGTTGTATTAAATACTGTAGTTGTTGTTCTACTCGTGCCGGTAGCCCTAGAAGATAATCTTGAAGTCTGATACGCTGTTGTAAATTCTGTAGTTCTACTTGTATTAGTAGTTTGAGTAGTAGTATAACTTGTTGATTGTGATGTACTACTTGTTCTACTTGTATTTGTTGAGAAGCTAGTATTATACGTAGTTGATTGTGATGTACTACTTGTTCTACTAGTGTTTGTTGATCGAATAGTATTATAACTCGTTGCTTGAGAAGTATTAGTGCTTCTTGCAGTATTTGATAATCTAACTGTATTATAACTTGTTGATTGTGATGTACTACTTGTTCTACTTGTATTCGTACTTCTAATTGTATTATAACTAGTTGAAATACTTGTTGTTGTACTTACAGAAGTATTTGTATTCCTTGTAGTAGCAAATGAAGTGTTATTTGTAAATGCTGTTACTCTACTTGTATTTGTGCTTCTTGTAGTAGCAAATGATGTGTTGTCTACATATGCTGTTAGTCTACTTGTATTTGTGCTTCTTGTAGTAGCAAATGAAGTGTTGTCTACATATGTTGTTATTCTTGCTGTATTTGTGTTATATGTAGTACTTCTTGTAGTATTATCTGTATACTCCGTTGTTCTTGCTGTATTTGTGTTTCTAGTAGTAGCTTGAGAAGTATTGTCTACATATGCTGTTAGTCTACTTGTATTTGTAGAATTTGTAAATCCTGTATTTCTAGCGGTATTTGTAGCAAATGATGTATTTCTACTTGTGTTTGTAGAATTTGTAAACCCTGTAGAGTTAGTAAATCCTGTACTTCTACTTGTGTTTGTACCTCTTGCGGTATTTGTAGCAAATGATGTATTTCTACTTGTGTTTGTACCAAAAGATGTAGAGTTAGTAAATCCTGTATTATCTGAATACTCCGTTAACCTTGCAGTATTCGTAGCAAATGATGTATTTCTACTTGTGTTTGTAGAGTTTGTAAATGATGTAGAATTTGTAAACCCTGTATTTCTACTTGTATTTGTAGCATTTGTAAATGATGTAGAGTTAGTAAATCCTGTACTTCTAGTTGTTCCATATGAAGTACCTCTACTTGTATTTGTGCTTCTTGTAGTATTATTTGAATACTCGTATGCTGTTATAGTGTTGACGTAAAAAGCGACCTCCTGGCCGCTACTGAAGAAAGTATAATTAAAGTAGTTATAAGTAAATGCTGTAGTTGTTGACTGTGACGCTGGCCCTCCAGTTACGTAGGTAGTATTTACTGCAGCTAGTGCTGTATTTCTAGAAGTGTTATATGCTGTGTTTCTTGCTGTATTTGTGTTTCTTGATGTAGCGGTATTATCTGAATACTCTGTTAATCTTGCAGTATTTGTATTTCTAGCTGTGTTAGTATTTGCTGCAAACTCTGTTAATCTACTTGTATTATTTGTAAATCCTGTATTTCTACTTGTGTTTGTACCTCTTGATGTAGCAGTGTTTCTTGTAGTATTTACACCAAACTCTGTTAATCTACTTGTATTATTTGTAAATCCTGTATTGTCTGTGTATGCTGTTACTCTCGCTGTGTTCGTATTTCTGGCTGTGTTAGTATTTACTGCATACTCTGTTAATCTGGTTGTATTATTTGTAAATCCTGTGCTTCTAGCAGTATTTGTATTTACCGCTGCTAGTCCTGTATTTCTACTTGTGTTTGTAGCAAAAGCAGTATTGTACGAAGTACTATTTGTAAAGCCTGTACTTCTTGATGTATTCGTAGCAAATGATGTATTTCTTGTAGTACTATTTGTAAACCCAGTACTTCTACTTGTATTTGTAGATTGAGTTGTAGTATAAGAAGTATTTACTGCAGCTAGTGCTGTATTTCTAGAAGTATTTGTAGATTGAGTTGTAGTATAAGAAGTATTTACTGCAGCTAGTCCTGTGTTTCTTGATGTAGCGGTAGATTGAGTTGTATTGTAAGTTGTACTTGCTACAAAAGCAGTAACCGTAGCATGGTTAGTGTTTCTAGTAGTAGCAAATGAAGTATTATCTGTGTATGTTGTTGTTGTATCAAACGTTGTAGTTCTGCTAGTAGCAAAACTAGTATTATCTTGATATGCTGTTGTTGTAGCAAATGTCGTTGTTCTACTTGTAGCAAAACTGGTGTTGTCTGCGTATGCTGTTGTTGTATCAAACGTTGTAGTTCTGCTTGTTGACTGAGATGTATTATCTGTGTATGCTGTTGTTGTATCAAACGTTGTAGTTCTGCTAGTAGCAAATGAAGTACTATTTGTAAATTCTGTTAACCTATTTGTTAATATAACGGTATCAAAGAACGTTGTAAATGTAGTTGTTGTTTCGTATGCAGTCGTAGTACTTTTTGTAGTGTTAAACGTTGTAATAGTAGTAAAATCAGTTGTAGTCGTAAGTGTTGTATTAAACGTTGTAGTTGTAGTAAAAGTTGTCGTGGTATTATATGCAGTAGTTGTACTTAGACTAGTTTCAAATACTGTTGTAGTTTCAAAGGTAGTAGTTGTATTAAAAGCTGTGGTTGTACTCTTACTTGTATTAAACGTTGTAGTTGTAGTAAAAGTTGTAGTAGTATTAAACTCAGTAGTAGTAGTAGTGTTGGTATCAAACGTTGTAGTAGTAGCAAATGTAGTAGTTGTATTAAATGCCGTGACTGTACCTTGAGTAGTAGCATAAACTGTAGTTGTGTTAAATGCTGTAACAGTACTGAAAACTGTTGTTGTTGCAATAGTAGTATTAAATGTTGTAGTTGTATTGAACGCAGTAGTAGTAGTAAAATCAGTAGTTGTAGTTGTATTTGTATTAAAGGTTGTAGTTGTGTTAAATTGCGTTGTAGTTGTAAAATCTGTAACAGTAGTAATTGTTGTATTAAACGTAGTGGTTGTGTTAAATGCTGTAGTAGTTGTGAATGCAGTTGTCGTATTTACTGTAGTTGCAAACACTGTAGTAGTTGCGAATGTAGTTACTAAATTAGTTTCTGTACTTCTTGATGTATTAAACTCTGTTGTTCTACTAGTATTGAAAGTTGTTGTTGTATTGTAGTTTGTATCAAAAGCAGTGGTAGTGTTAAATGTTGTGACAATGTCAGTTGTATTTGTTACGCTTGACGTTGCAGTATTTCTTGATGTTTCATGCACGGCAGAGAACGGCCCAGCTAAGTTACCGTTATCGTTTACATATACTTCATTGACCCTTCGTATTGTTCCGCTATCATTGATTGCAAGAAAGGATATCTGACGTAATGTGCCACTATCATTAACATATATTGCCATGTTTTAACTCGAATAAACAAACCATACATGACCATCACTTGTGCCTGTGGTATTTGTTGGTGCTGTTGTTGTTATTGTAAAGGGTAGTCTAGCTTTTGCGATAGTACCTGAGCCTACTTTATTAGCAGCTACTGCACCTTCAAAGTTCCTACTAGCATCGATAACATCACTACCATCAATTTTTAATCCTGCGTCTTCGATATTAAAGTCTAATTTTTGTCCCATTTTATACCTCTATTGTTGTCCTGATAAATTTGAACGCCATACTATCTGTACTTGCTGGCGTTGCTCTTAATCTTATATTACCTGATACTAAGTCTGCATCAAATGCTGCTTGTGCTCCATTTTCAAATATAGATGCGTACTGTGTTAAGTATACATCTGTACCATCATGGAATAATAAAATTTCTATTGCTTGAAAATCTGTGTCTGTTGAATTATGTACTTGTACTAAGTACTTAGCAGTTCTAAATGTAGCGGCTGCAAAACTGTCTAGTGTAAATTGTGTTGTACTTGATGAAGTTCCTGTTCCTACATCAAAACCTGCTACTTCATCTATGTGAAGTTTCTGTTGTGGTGCTGAATCTTGGATACCTAAGTTACCAACTACATTTGTTGTATCGGCACCATCTCCAAGTGTAACTGCTCCAGAGAATGTAATGTTCCCTGTCATGTTTTTACCACCAAGTGCTGCACTTGATAATTGTGTTGTTGTTACAGAATTATTTGCAATCTCACTTGACCCAACAGCGTTTGCTGCTATCTTAGCTGATGTTACAGAGTTAGCTCCTAGTTTTGCATTTGTTACATTACTATTAGCAATCTTTGCCGTTGTTACTTGTGAAGTTCCAATATGAATAGTATCAATACTACCCGATACGAGTTCTGATGAATCTACTGAGTTTGCAGCTAGTTCTGATGAACCTACTTGTCCTGTTCCTATTTGTGTGCTAGTAATAGAACCGTCTGCTATCTTAGCTGCTGTTACACAGTTATCCGCTAATTCTGCTGTTCCTACAATACCGTTTTGGATTATACCAGCCGTGACCGAGTTAAGTGCTATTTCGCTTGTTCCAACAGCATTACCAGCTATCTTTGCACTTGTTACTGAGTTTGCTCCAATATGTATAGTGTCTATTGAACCTGTTACTAGTTCTGCGCTATCTACTGAGTTACTTGCTAATTCTGTTGCTGTTATAGACCCTGCAACTATTTTTGACTGAGTTACTGAATTATCTGCTAAATCTGCTGTTACAATACTACCGTTTACTATCTTTGATGAGTTTACAGAGTTTGCTGCTAGTTTACCTAGTGTTACTTGTGCGTCTGCAATATGTGCTGTATCAATACTGCCATCTACATAATGTTCTGAATCTATAGAATCATCTGCAATTTTTGTGCCATCTACTGCATCAGCGGCTAACTTTCCATTAGTAATTGCTAAAGCATCTATACGATTAGTAGTTACTTGCTGTGAGCCTATGTGTCTTGTTAAAACTGCACCTGATATAATTTTTGTTGCATTTATATTGTTATCTGCAATATTTGCTGTTAAGATTGTATTTGCTGCTATCTCAGCTGTTGTAATACTTCCTGCTACAATCTTACTTGCATTTACAGTATTGTCTGCTATTGCACTTGCTGTTCCTGTTAAGTTACCTGTAACATTTCCTTCTACGTTTGCTACAAGTGTGCCTGTTGTATAGCCTGTTCCTTCTGTGTTTACTACTGTAGTCGGTACAGTCTGTAAATCTTTAAATATTTTCCATTTACCTGAGTCTCCAGCATCTCTGAAGAAACCTGTGTATTTGTCTGTGCCTGCTACATCATACAGTCCGTAAAAACCGATGTCAACTGTATCTGCTGAGCTGTTTGTTGTTGCTAGTGCAAGTAGTGGGTCTGCTACATTAATTGTTGTAGAAGATACTGTAGTTGTTGTTCCTGATACAGTTAAGTTTCCAGATAACACAACGTTACCTGAGAATGTTTGTCCACCTAGTGCATCTGATTTTAATTCACTTGCACTTACGCTGTTTGCTGCTATCTTTGTTGCGTCTATTGCATTGTCTTGTATTTTTGCAGTTGCTACTGAATTACCTGCTAATTGTGCTGTATTTATTAGACCATCTGTAATATAATTTACACTATCAATAGCATTGTCTGCTATATGTCTTGATACTATTTGGTCTGTTGCAATTTTTCCTGAAGTAACATTGTTATCTGCTATTTTAGCTGTTGTTACTTGTAAGTTTCTAATGTGGGTAGTATCTATACTAGCAGAAATTAATTCTGATGAATCTACTGAGTTTGCGGCAAGTTCTGAAGCACCTACTGCTCCAGCTGCTATATGTGATGCATCGATAACATCTGTACCTATTTTACTTGCTGTTACAGAGTTAGTTGCTAGTTCGCTTGAAGCTACTTGTCCTGCTCCAATTTTTCCTGCAGTGACAGAGTTAGGGGCTAAATGTATTGCATCTATACTACCTGTAACTAATTCTGCTGAATCTACTGAGTTTGCTGCTATGTGTCTTGCAACTATACTGTCTGTAGCTATTTTTGTTCCGTTTATATTGTTGTCAGCAATGTTTGCTGTTAAAATTGTATTTGCAGCTATCTTACCACTTGTTATAGCAAGGTCTGCAATATCTGCTGTCGCGATTGTTCCATTGACTATTTTTGCTGAAGTGACAGAATTATCTCCGAGTTTGGCAGTTGTGACAGCTCCCGCGGCGATTTTTGCAGTAGTAACCTGTAAAGCTCCTATGTGTATCGTATCGATCGAGCCAGTAATTAATTCTGCACTGTCAACACTGTTTGCTCCAAGTTGAGTGCTAGTGATACTCCCATCAGCAATATGATGGGCAGTAATGTTGTTCGCAGCAATTTTTGCAGTTGTAACTGCATTTGCCGAAATGTGAATTGTGTCGATACTACCAGTAGCAATTTCACTTGAGTCAATTGAATTTTCTGCTATTTCACTCGAGGTTACTGCATTTCCAGCTATCTTCGCAGAGGTAACTTGGCCTGTACCTATATGTATAGTATCAATACTTCCTGATACTAATTCTGAACTGTCTACTGAGTTTGCAGCTAAGCCTGCGGCTGTTACCGAGTTATCTGCTACTGCAGTTACAGCTGTTGCTTGTAGTTCAGCTGCTCCGACAGAGTTTGTTGCTAATTCTGCAGCTGTTACAGAATTTAAAGCTAACTCAGAAGCTGTAATAGCATTAGCCGCAATCTTACTTGCAACTACACTATTATTACCTATTGAGTCTTGTTGTACTAAAAACTTACCTATTAATGGCATTTTATGTTTGCTCCAAATACGATAGAACTATGTCTACTGAACTTGTCGTGTTTGATTGGCACTTTATAATGTCCCCTGCCTCTAAAACGACTTTCGCATCTCCACCTATTGGAGCTAGTGTTGAACCTGCTGGTATCTCTACTCCATTTACGATTGAGGCGTGATGGTTGGCACTCGCATTATATAATTGAACAGTCGCTGTAATGTCTGCTCCTGCAACGTTACAGATATATAGTCCGATAATCGTTGTTGTTGTACTATTGGGGCAAGTATACACAGAGCTTAATCCTGTGCCTATATCTACTGCTGTTTCTGTCTTAAATGCTGATGCCATAATATTATCCTAATGCTATAGAGAAAGCTACTAGGTCGTCTGTTGTTAACGCTCCTGGTACATGACTGGCTAGTACTACTACTGTGCCATCTGCTTTCTTTGTATAAATCTTTTGGTCAGCCACATTCATAGCAATTTCATGAGTTTGTAAATCACTTGTCTGTGGCACAGATAACGCTGTTTCTGACCTTTTTGGTTTAATAACTTGAGCCATTCTTAGAATGTGCCTCCATCTATGTTATTACTCCATGCTATTGTTCCGTTCGCTCCAACCTGTAGAATTTGTCCTACTGAATTTGTTGAATCGTATGTTCCGATTGATAAAGAAGCAAATGAGCCACCTGTATTAGCACCATATAATAGTACTCCTTCTGGTACAGAGGTTACTCCTTTTAATCTTAATGTGTCTGAGTTAATTTCGATTGATGCATCGTCAACATTTACAGATAATGTGTTTCCTGTTTTTCCAAGACCTACACCTGCTGTAACACTACCAGCTCCTGAGAACTGTGTAAATCCTAATCCAGTTGTTCCTAGTGTTGCTGAACCTGTTACATTTGAAAGTACAAAACCTGCGTCTGCACTTACTGTTCCTTCTTCAACAAAGCAGAAAACTCCACCAGTCATATCAGCTGATGAGTCATTATCTATTGCTCTTGTTAATACAAAAGGATTACTTCCGTCACCAACTGTTGTTACTGTATAAATACCATTTTCTGTTGTATCTGTTTGATTTTTAACAAGTATTCTATTACCAGTAGTTGGGGAGACATCATCTATTGATATAGCTCCATTAGCATCTGCTGTTATAGTAGCGCCTACGCCTGAAGTACCATTATTATAGGTTGAAGCTATGTTTGCTGTTGTTGCAACTCTTACTGAATCTTTAATATCTAGTGCTTGTTTTACTGCATCTACATATCCTTTATTTGCTGCATCTGTTGATGCTACAGGAGTTCCTACGTTTAGGATTTTGTTTCCACCTGCATCTACAGTTTGTGAGCCAGCAATTGTTAAACCACCATCAAAGTCTACTGACGGTGTAAATGTTGTTGTTCCAGTTACAGTTATGGTATCTCCACCTGCATTACCTAAAGTAACATTTCCATTGAAAGTTGAATTTCCGTCTACGTTTAAGTCGGAATCAAAATCTACATTGCCTTGACCATTAAGTGTACCTGCTATAATTGTATTACCAGTACCTCCTACTACAGAGAACTTATTAGTATTAATTGTTAAGTTACCTGTTGCGGCTATTGAAGTATTAGAAGTTAAAGAATTAACTGTTGCTGCACCTGATACATCTAATGTACCATTTAAGTCTACATTTTTACCTAACTCAATTTCTTCGCTACCATTTGTAGTGATTAATTTAATATAAGAAGTTCCGCCTTCATTAATATCTAATGCTGCTGCGTTATCATCTAGTATAGTAAGTGAGTTAGCTTGAGTAGCTAAGTTTAGTGTTCCACCATGCTTAAGAATTAAATCTGCTGCTGATGTTATTGTTATGTTTCCGCTTGATACTGTTTTTAGTTCAAAAGCTGCGGATGTAGTTGCTATAGTATTGTTAGCGCCTGTAATTACAGTAGAGCCAGTTTTTAACTGGTCAATCTTACTGTCTGAGCCTACTAATATAGCTGAACTAGCTGTTAGAGTACCAGCTGAATGGTCAAGCATTGCAACATACAAATCTCCTCCGATTGTTGTTACTGCGTTACCGACTGCCGGTGAGCCTACAAATAGCTTCTGCGAATTAGAAGAATATGCTAATTCACCAGCACCTAATGAGGTAGGAGCAGCGGAGGAGCTACTTCTTTTGATTTTAATGGTTTGTGCCATGATTATTTCCTATCGAGCTATTAAAAGCCCCCTGCGTCTACCGTATCTGAGTCCGCTGATTCGTTCCCTATCATTATAGGCACAAATTCAAAGTTTCCGGTTGATGTTTCTCGGTAGATCTTTAACTGATTATCGTCAGTGTCATAAAATAAATCTCCTTCTGCCAGATTCGTTGTATCTGAAGAGGGAGCTGTTGTAGCAACATAAAATTGATTTGCTAAAAAGTTAAGAGCATCTTCTACATTGTCTGTACCCGTAAGGCTTCCTACAGGACTGGTGAAAGCAATAGTTGATGCTTCATTAGTTGTAGAAGCTACAGCAGAAGAGATTGTAAGAGTAGTAGTTGCAGACGTGGCAGTTATTGAGCTATTTTTAGGAGTTATAGTTACAGTTGTTGCCATTATCTTGTTACATTTGGCGTAACTCTTGCTACGCCCTCGATTACTCTAGTAATACTATTTGCTGAAGTATTATGTATTTCTAAATCATAATAATATTTACCTGCTGCAATATTTGCTGTAACTGCATAACCTAGGTTCATAGTTAATTTTCCTTGGGTTGGTGCCGATACTGGGCAAGTAAAAGTTGCTGTAAGAGTATTTGATGTAGGGGAAGGACGCAACTGTGCTGATGCGCTATGGTTAGATAAATTAATTGGTGCTCCATCTTCGGCGAGCGCAATTTCAAGGGCGAAATCCGCTCCCTGGTCAATAACTATATCATATTTTCCTGCTGCCATATTGTACTCCTATATGCTAAATTATATCAAAAACTTGAGGTGGTGTCAAGAACTATTTTTGAGGGGTATATGCTTGACCTACGAGTTCGGGAATTTGTCTTTAACAGCTTTCCTAGCTAAATAAAATTGTCCAGTTTTTGCTGTATCGCCAAACTTACCAGAATCAATATCGTGGTATAGTTTATCTAGTTGTTCTTTTAGTTGTGTGTAATAGTTTGCCCTTTTTTGTGCAGGTGTGTCACCTTTGCTTAAATTTATATTCATTGTCCATACCTCTTTACTGTTATTGTTGTTCCACTATGTGATTTATAGTGAAGTTTTTTAAATTTTATTACGTACTGTCCTGGTTCTTGAACTGTGAGTGTTAAAGTAGTATCTGTCATAATTCCTATAGAGTCGCCATCTTTAAATACTTCTGTACCTACTGGAACTCCTGTTACATTAACTACTTCATCAATAGCAGGATTTGTTGTTGAAAACACACAGTTAAATACACTTTTTTCGACTAAGGCAGTTGCGTCACTGTTTAGATAAAAATCACCATCAGGTAAATTATCTGAATCCAATGCAACGTGACTGTGTCCTAAATCTGTTTGTGCACTTATTATTGTGTCATTTATTAGTCCTGTAGTAGACCACACTATTTCTTTATTACTATTGTAAAATATGTTATATATCATAAACTTTCTCCGTTTAAAAAATTTTCTGCTGTAAATATTACGCAACTCCAAAAATAACGAGCATTTGTAAGAACTGACCCAGCTGTCATATTTCCGTTTGAGTCAGGGTTATAATCATCATCATGACTTTGACTTACGTTATTCTTTAATACTATTGTATTGTTTGTTGTACTACTTATTACTAATCCGCTAAAACCTGCAATACCTGGGAATGTCACTTCGTCCCCTTCTTCTTCTCCTTCTTCTGTTCTTTCACTTTGCTCTATACCATAGGAAAAAGGAGGGTAAGTCTCAGTTGCTAAACCACTACTAATTTGATTGTAAGTGCACCATCGAACAGCAAAACAAGGTACATATCCTAAGTTATGAGTAATTGTAGCTGTATGTTGATTATAGGTTACTCCATTATAAGAAAAACTAACTTGTGTTCCTGAAGTGGTAACTAAATCTGGAACTAGTATTCCTTGTGATGCTGAATGTACAATAAGACTTTCTGCGGCTCTTGAATCAAATCCCAAAGGTTGAGTAGAAGTTAATACATCTTGACCGTTTCTAGAAACAAATAATCCGTGATCTGTGCTTCCTCTTTTTCCTAATAGTACTCGATTTGCCATTAGAATAACGCCAAGTTTGAGTATCTAGGTACTACAAAAGATTTTACACTTACAGAAGCAGTTCCTGTGTTTTCTATTGTTATTGTACTCAAGGACTCACTTATACTAAAATCATAGCTTAATGCACTAGAAGTAGAACTGTACGCTGTGGGAGCCAAAAGTCCAAAACCTATAAAACCAAAATCAATTCCAAAATCTATACTACTTAGGTCTAAAGTCGCTGTATTTCCTGCGGTAACAGTAGAAGTAGAAGTAGTAGTAGTTCCTCCGCCTACTACAGGTATAGGAGCGAGTTGGTACATAGATATTATTCTTGCTAAACTTGTTCCTGTGCCATTATCAGTGTTAAAAATTAATTCGTCTGCAGTACAAGTAGTTACATCTTTTCCGGGTCTTGATATGTAAAGTCCAAATCCTGGAGTACCTGAACTATGTCCATGATTACTATTTATATTTTTTCCTAATATTATTCTATTTGCCATAATTACGTTCCAAAGTAAGTACTTGTCATATACCCATAAGCACAAGGTATTCTTAAAACAAAGAAACTTGCATTAATCATTTCTGTTTCTTGTTGAATATCTGCATTGTTATAAGTGTAGTCTCTTCCTATACGAGCAGGATTACCAACATCAGTACCATTTGATGAGGAACTGGTTGGTGTATCAGCTGAGGCTTCTATTGGGTACATATGAGTAGAAGTTGTTTTAAATAAACTCAGTCTATTTACAGATTCATATATTTCTTCTTCGGGGTCTTCTCCTTCATATCCTCCTCCATGTTGTTCCGATAAAACTATTAAAGGTACATACCCTAAACCTGGTTTGCCTGAAGCAGTTAAATAATTAACTCCAGCAGAAGATAATTCTGGATAATCATAAGTTCCTCCTGCTATTCCTACGAATGTTTCTAAAGAATTTGATGCGGGATAAGTTATTACCATATCAGAACCTGTTTTTTCTAGTGCTAATCTATGGTCGGTTGAACTCAAGGTGCTTCTATAAGCTGTGACTCCTGTTATACTTGCAGCAATAATATCTGCTTTCATGTTATCTACAGTAGTAAAAGTAACTCCAAAACTTGTTGTTGTCGTTGACAAAGTTACAGTAGTGCCGTCAATAATAATTTTTTTGCCTGTTAGATTTACTGGATTTACAAATGCAGTACCAAATCTATTAACTGAACCTCTTACATATGCTTCTTGGTCGCTAGAATAGTCTACAAAATTTAAACCTGCGCCTCCTGCATATATTTGCCCTGTTCTATTTTTTGTAGAGTCAAAGAGCATATCTTTATCTGCTCCAGTAGTAACATCAGTACCTGCTCTAGATACTTTGAGTCCAAAAGTACTTCCTATATCTCCTAATAATATTCGATTTGCCATTAGTCTGTAATTAAAATTCTCCCGTTTGTTCCATCTATTGTTATATTTCCTACTACTATACTTCCGCCAGAAGCAACACTCATACTTGACGTTACGTTTCCTGATGAATTTATAGCAGTACCATTATGTGTTGCTTTTCGTACACTTGCTACATTTATGCCATTTGAATCTGATGTTATTTGAGCATCAGCTGCTGTTAGTGTTATGTCGTTATTTGAGCCATTGTTTAATCTTAAAGTTCCTGTACTTGGTCTACTAAAACTAATACTAGTGTTTCTAACTGTAGTAGGGGTTCTAGCAATAGCTATTGTGCCTGCTGATATGTTACTGGCGTTAGTAGCATCAGTATTGGGTACGTTACCTAGTCCTACATTATCTTTAGTGGTCTTATCATTTCTTATAGCAATACCATCTCCAGTAATACCAGTTATAACACCTGTTGTACCATCAATTGCTATAGTAGAG